CCATCGCTGAGTAATCTACTTGACCTGTTATCATCATGAAGATGAAGTAAGCTATTCCGCCGAAAGCTAAGGCTGCAAGTGATGCTATAAATCCTTTGATAGCGATGTCTGTTATTTTAATTAGTACGTAGTGTATAAATTTTCTGTTCATATTTATATTATTATATTAGTAGACATTAGTGGAATCGAACCACCTCACAAAGTAGAGCTCACGTAGTCAAAATGCAGAGTGAAACCGTTATGTCTGTTTGTATTTGAAGTAGTATACTATTGTTCTACTACTTCACGACAGATTACTGGAACGCTAGTTGAAGAAGTATATGATTTATACTTGTGCCAGCAGTTCATAGTGTCTAATTTAGACTTCATTACTTCATACACTTTATCGTGATTGTAAGTGACAGTTTTGCCGTTAGTGAATACTACATTGATTGTAGTGTTTTTACCGATTAAAGATTTTCTGATTACAAATCTTTTTGAATTTAAATTTTGCATAGTTAAGATATTTAAGTTATTATTATTATTTAGTTATTTAGTTACATTTATATTATCAATTGTGTTTTGTATTTTGTATGTATAAATGTGTATGTTTGTTTAGTTGTTTAATATGTCGTTATGTCATACCACAGTGTGTCATTGTGTCATATACTATTATAAGTATTATACTTTGTAATGTCATGACAATGTGTCACTTAGCGATTAGCTATTGTTTCCAGATCTAAGGAATGTAGCGATGAGAGCGATTGGTAGTGCGATGACAAGTAATAGCATATTGTTTAGTTTAATTGTTATTAGTATTTTAGTTACATATATATTATCAAACTGATTCTGTATTTCTTGTGTAAAATCTCTTTAAATATATAGAATAGCATGTGAAAAATTAGAGAAAAAAGTCTAAATATAGGGGGAGGGGGCCAGCAAAAGTTCGTATATATAAGCTGGAAAGCTAGAAAACAATGGGGGCCCGGTGAAATAAATTGCATTTTCCTGAGAGTTTGGCTAGTGAAAGAAAGGGGGCAGTGCTATACCCCTATATACGTAACGATTTTTTAAAAACAGGACATAAGCCTTATAAGAGATATAAGTAAGGGGCTAGTGTCACACCCTATGTAAAAAAAGAAGTAATTGTGTAAGTATATATAATATATAAGAACAAGAAAAAAACAACTAAATGGCTAACATAACAGCGTACCCAACAGGAACACCTAAGGTAAATGACCTACTGCTTGGAACAAGTGTACCTCTACCCAACACAGACGACCAGCCAACCACCACAAACTTTACAGTAAGCTCGATAGCAGGATTTGCTAATCCAACAGCTGCCTACACAACGTATGTAGCTAGGTGGAGTCAACAAGGAAGTTCAGGTGTACCGGTGTCAAACATACTACAAAACACAACAGGTCTAACATGGACTTGGACAAGACTGGGTATAGGTTCTTATGACTTAACAGCTTCTGCTAGTTTTACAGAAAAAGTATATGCAACAGTTTCTGCATGGGAAGACAAGGGAATTTCTACACCTGCTTCTACAGGGTCAAAGTCTGTTAGTATAAAAACAGCTGGACCAAACTACATAAGAGTTACCAATATAGACAATGCTGATGGTAGCTTTGTAGATGACGTTACAAACGGAATGATAGAAATAAGAATATACAAATAACACATGGCAAGAATAAGTTCGTATCCATTTGATACAGTAATTTCGGATAACGATGCGTGGATAGGAACTGAAGCCACAAATAGATTAACCAGACAGTTTACAGCTTCCGCTGTAGCTAATTACTTAAACTTAAACGCTAAAGTAAACATCGGTGGGCAAATGTCTTTTAAATGGTCAGATACTCAAAATGGCGGTGTTGGCACTATATCTAAAACAGGTGGTGGTGGTTCTGGCTCTAGCTTTAACAATTTAACTCAAATAAGAATATCTACTAAAGAACTAAACGGACAAAACGTAGTTAAGTTTTTAGAATATATAACGGGTAAACCTATATTATTAGGTCAAGGTGATCAAATAAGCCAATTTGGTCATTACACATTGGATACTTATGTCGTAGACCCACAAACAAGTAGTTACTATATCGCAACCTTAACATACATAGGAGGTAATGGTACCGTAGCTACAGAAGGCACACAATATACTTTAATTCATTTTGATATAACTGGAGGCTCTGGAGTAAGTATAAGACAGGACTTTGGATCATCTAACCAATGGGTGATAAATAACACAACTGGTAAAGCAGAACCATCTGTAACACTTGTAAACGCGCAAGATCAAGTTATATTTGGTTGTATTGATTATACTAACGCAACAACAATAACAGTAGACTTTGACATACCTGTCACGGGGTCTTCATTTTTAAACTAACAAAACAAAAAAATAAATTATGCCTATTAATTATTACTGTTCAATCGGAATGGTTGGATCAAACATCGAGATGAATAAAAACCAGTTACTGGAACCGGTAATTGAAAACTCAGCAAGCCAACCATCTTCACCTGTTGAAGGTCAAATGTACTATGATACTACTGTTGGTGATAAAAAAATGTACTTTTACAACGGAAGTGCTTGGGTAGAAATGGATGGTTCAGGATCTGGAGTTATAAGTTTAACACCAACTGACGGTACTTTTATAGACATAACTCAAAATGCAACCTCAGGAGCAATAACAACAACAGCGGATCTTTCTGCTACTGGTACGCCTAGTGCTACTAAGTTTTTAAGAGGTGATAATGTATGGGCAACTCCAGCAGGAGCATATACTAAATGGCAATACCAAACAGATGGTGGAACTGCTATTGATATGGTTGACGGTGAAGTTGTAAACTTTATTAGCGGTACAGGAATTTCATTAGCTGATGCAGCTGCATCTCCAAATACATTAACAATAACAAACTCAGGTGTAACAAGTATTGTAGCTGGTTCTAATATATCTATAAGTGGATCAACAGGTGCGGTTACTATATCTGCTGTAGGTGATGTAACAGGTATAGACGCTGGTGATGGTATTAGAATAGATGACGGATCTACGGCAACTCCAGAAGTAAACGTACAATATACAGGTACAAATAACGTTGTGGTTAAAGCCCCAGGCGCTGAAGGAACTGCTATAAACACAGCTGATCTTATTATATATGGAGATTCTTCAGCTAGTGATGCTGTTAAAAGAGGTTTAGTTTCTGACTTACCATTTGCTCCAGCAGGAACAGTATCTGGTGTAACGGCTGTTAACTTTAAAACAGACGGTACTGCTTTAAATGTAGTTTCAAACACAGTTACAGGGTCTGGTTCAACAACCATGACAGGTGTATGGCAAGGAACTTCTTCTGAATATGTGAATGGTGAAGGTGATAGAGTTACTTTCCCAGCAATACCTCAAGGTGACATAACTGCAGTAGTAGCTGGAGATTATTTAACTGGCGGTGGAACTTCTGGCTCAGTTGAGCTTGATGTTGAAGCAACAGTCGCGGCTACAGCAAATAAAATTGTAGCAAGAGACGGTTCTGGTTATGGTTATGTTATAACACCAAATTCTGGTGATAGTTCTACTAAAATAGCAACAACTGCTTTCGTGCAATCTTCATTAACTGGTTTATTAGAGTTTAAGGGTGGTTTCAATGCCAGTACCGGTGCAATAGTCGGTGGTGGTAATTTAACATCAGGTGCCGGTAGAGTTGCAGTTGCAGTAGGTGATTACTACGTAGTAACAGTTGCTGGTAATTTCTTTGGAAACGCCGCAACACCTTTAACACCTGGTGATTCAGTTATAGTTCAAACAGCTGCAGCAGCGGGAGCTTCTGTTGAAGGCGACTTTATAGTTGTTCAATCCGATACAGATCTAGCGACATTAACAACAGTTGGTTTAGGTAATGTAAACGGAACATCTAACCAAATAGGTGTTACATACTCAGCAGGTACAGCTACATTAACAAACTTAGATAGAGGATCAAGTCAGAACATATTTAAAAACGTAGCATCTGATTCAGGTACAGCGGTTGCAGATAATAACAATGATACGCTAACTATAACAGGTGGCGCAAACGTTACTACCTCTGTAGCTGGAGATACTTTAACTATAACATCAACAGATACAAACACACAAAGAGCTGCAGGTACAGGTTTAAGCTTGTCAGGAAATACTATAAACGCAAACGTAGACGGAACACAAACTGTCGCAGCAAATAGCTCATCATCAAATACAAATAGAACATATAAGATTCAAGTTGATTCAGGAGATAACTTAGTAGTTAACGTACCTTGGTCAGACAACAACTCAGGAGGTACAGTGACTAACGTTAGTGCTTCACATGAAGGGAATGCGTTTACTGTAAGCGTTGGTAATCCAACCACAGCACCGGCTATTGATATAGATGTTGTTGGTTCTTCTAGCCAGTACATAAATGGTGAGGGTAATTTAGTTACTTTTCCAGCTATACCACAAGGTGATGTTACAGCTGTACAAGCTTCAACAACTAATGATGAAAAAGGTATTATAGTAACAAGTAGTACAGGTCCTATACCAAAAGTTGGTCTTGATATTAAAGGTACATCAAGTTCAACAATAGTAGCTGCTGATAAGTTAATATACTATAACGTTGACACAGATACAAACAACACAACTACAATTGATGCTGTATCGAACTATGCTAGACAAGCTTCTGGTCACGCCGCTACATTAAGCGCATTTGGATCAGTTACACATAATTTAAATTCTTACGATGTTTCAGTGCAGTTATTTGACAACACTACTAAAGAAACAGTTCATGCGTGTGTAGATAGAACAAGTGTAAATGCTGTTCTTATATCAGGAAACTCGTTCCCAGCAGGTGGAATAAGAGTTCTTGTTGAGAAAATTGGATAGTGTCATGTAAATCAAATTTAATTAAATTAATAATAAAACCAACGTAAATGATACAATATTGTAATTATGACATAAAAGGTACTTTAGCTGTAACAGGAACTTCAACTTTTACAGGTGCTGTAACAACTGGTGGAGACTTAACTATTGGAGGTACTGGAGGTATTTTTATACCAGAATATATTTATCATGCAGGTGACGGTAATACTTGTTTTGGTTTTCCAAGTAATGACATTTTTAGAGTTATTACTGGCGGTACAGCAAGATTTGAAATAACTACTTCAACTGTTAATGTAAGTAACGCATCTTTCAAAGCTTTAGGCTCTTTAGCCACAGGCTCTGGAATGGCTGAAACAGGAGTTGGATTAGGTCAAATGTCAAACTATGCCCACGCTCAATTTAGCGGTTCCGCTGGTGGCTATATTGATTTTGCGGAACCTAATGTAGATTACTCTGGGCGTATTATTTATACTCATAGTTCTGATTCTATGGTATTTTATACAGCAACATCAGTGGTTTTAACGTTAGACAGCTCTAACAACGCAACTTTTGCCAATAATATAACAGTATCAGGCGGTAATATAACTTTAAGTGGTACTGGAAGAATACAAGGCGTTGATACTGTTTCAGCAAATACAGACGCGGCTAATAAACTATATGTTGATAATGCTGTATCAGGTATAAGTAGTGGTGTAACATCTATAGCGACTACTAATGGTATTACAGGTGGTACAATTGATGCAACAACCCCAACAGGAACACTTCAATTAGACAGTACTGTTATAAGAACTACAGGTAATCAAACTAAAGCAGGAAACTTTACAATTGAGGGTAGTGGATCTAGTGGTAACGCTCTTAGTATAACAAGAGGTAGTGATGGGGCTAATGCTTTTAGAATACAAAACTCTGGTGAGGTTGTAACTGGTGCAAATTATCTTTACGCAGCTGCTTCTGGTACATCAATGTATGTACAAAATACAGCTGTATTTAGAGGAGGGATTGTTAATGATGGTTCTAATGCTCCTGTATTAATTAATGATGATTTAAAAGTTAATGTTGATTTAGAAGTTGCAGGTGGAGATATTACTTTAGGAGGAACAGGAAGAATACAAGGTGTTGATACGGTTTCAGCTTCTACTGATGCCGCAAACAAGGCTTATGTTGATTCGCAAATAGCTACAATACCTTCTGGTTTAAATTTTCAAGGTAACTGGAACGCAAGTACAAACTCACCAACACTTACAAGTGGATCTGGTACACCTGGTTTTTATTACAACGTATCTGTTGCTGGTAGCACAAACTTAGATGGCGAAACTGATTGGCAAGTTGGTGATTGGGCTGTGTTTGTAGAAGCTGGCGCAACTGATAAATGGGAAAAAATTGATAATACTTCTGCACTAACAGGTGTTGGTGTTTCTGGAAGAGTAACATTTTGGAACGGTACAAATACACTAAGTAGTAATAGTAATTTTACTTATGATGGCAATAATTTAGCTGTTGGTGGGAGCATGACCTGGTCAGGTGGTAGTTCAACTGAATCTAATTTAGCTTATGATAGAAGTATTACTTCATTTAGTGATTCAGGTACGTCTACCGTGACGTTAACAATAGGTAGACAAGATGGTAATAGTTTAAGCACATCATTTAACGTACCACAAGGAACTGTAACTGGTACTGGTAGCAATAATAGATTAGCTTTATGGAACGGAACAACAGCTATTGATTCAAATGAAAATTTAAGTATTTCTGGCAACGATCTTGCTATAGGTACTCAAGCTGGGACTACAACAGCAAGACTATTATTATACGGAACTACAGCTAACAATGGTGCTTCAGTTATAAAAACAACAAACGGTAATTTACATATTGACTCTGATGATGGCCATTCAACATATGTAAACTATTACACAGGAACTGATACTGGAAGTTCTCTTGTAATTGGAAACGGAGCAAGTGGCACATCTGGAACTTTTTTCCAAGCAACTGGTGCAGCAACAATTGGAGGTGATTTAACAATTAGTGGTGGAGATATTACATTAAGTGGTACCGGTAGAATACAAGGAGTAGATACAGTGTCAGCAAGTACTGATGCTGCTAATAAAGCCTATGTAGATGCTCACACTAGTGGAGTGCAAACTATCAATGAAGGAGACGGTATAAAAAAATCAGGTACAGCTTCAAGTGTTACTATTTCTGCAAATTACGATTCTGGTGATTCAGATAATTTAATACACGCTGCCACAGCTGTTAATTCTATTAATGGAGCATCAAGCGGTTATGCTGCTTATGTATTAGCTGCGGAAAGCAATCCTGGACTTGCAGCCGGTCCAGTTAATAAAATACGAGTAAGCGATATACACTTAGATGATTTTGGAGCTGCAGAGGCAAATATAAATTTAAACTCAAATAAAATAACGAATTTATCTACGCCTACCGCATCAACTGATGCTGCTACTAAAGCGTATGTAGATGCAGTACCCACAGGAAATGTAAGTGGATCTGGATTAAGTACACGTATAGCTTTCTGGAGTGGTGGTTCATCTTTAACATCTGACCAAGATTTAACATTTGCTGTTGGAACTAATAGATTGTCTTCAGGTAATTATATAATACCAAACAATGGTGATTATTTAGGAACAGATACAAGTGGAGCTGCAAGAACATTAATTACCTTAGATAACAGTAATAATGTTGAAATTTCAAATGCAGCTTTATCATCGAGTTCTGATACTAATATATATTTTGGAGATAATTTTAGGATAAAAGATGGAGGTTCTACTCGATTTTCAGTACAATCAAATGGTACTATTTCTGGAAATGGAAACACATTTAATAGTGGGCCAATAAATTTAGAGGAAGACAATAAAATTATATTTGATGATGATGGTGATCAATGGAATTACATCCAAGCTACAAGTGGTGATATGGAAATGGGTGTTGGTGGTAATGGGTTAACTTTACGGAATATTGAAGAAAATATTTATGGAGAAATAACAGTTAATACCCTGAGAAACGTAGTTGATAATTTTATTACTAATAGCACTGCTACATACATACCTGTTTACACTTCTGCCTCGAGTTCAACACCTCAAGTACAAAGACAGCAAACGCCTGCTAAGTTTATTGAGAATAATGGAATAGTCAAAGGTGCGCCAGGAACAAGTGGAAGAGTAGCTGTCTGGACTGGTAGTGGATTTACAAACTCAATAGGTTCTGATACTTTATATTGGAACTCAACTAATAATGTTTTAGGTGTAAACTACAGTGGATCTACATTCAATAGTGGAGCAGTGCAAATCCAAGGTCCAACTTCAAATTCAGGTGGAATAGGTCTTCAAATATACAACTCTACATCAGGTGCTCCTTACGGTGCGCATGGTATTTTTGTTAACGGGCCAAGGTACGGTAATGCTGGTATATCTGTTAAAAATCCTAATGTTGGATCTACCTTCATGAGATTTTATAGTAGCTCTGGATCGTCTGTAGGTACTATTAGTCAAAGTGGAAGTTCGTCTACTAGTTACAATACTTCATCTGATTATAGATTAAAAGAAAATATAGAGCCAATGTCAGGTTCTATAGAAAGAATAAAGGCTTTAAAACCCTGCAGGTTTAACTTTATTGAAGAAGAAATAAAGGATAAAAAAGGCGTTAAAAGAAAAGTAGATGGTTTTTTAGCCCACGAAGCTTCAGGTGTTGTTCCAGAAGCCGTTACAGGTCAAAAAGATGAATTAGATTACAAGGGAGATCCTGAATACCAATCAATTGATCAATCAAAATTAGTACCTTTATTAACAAGCGCTTTACAAGAAGCTTTAGCTAAAATTGAGTCATTAGAAACCAGACTTGACACCTTAGAACAAAAAAAGTAAAAAATAGTAAAAACTTGTAATAATATATTTATACCCTGCTCGGGAAGAGCGATAACCAATGTCAATTTAAAACCAAAACCAATGACACTATTTTATTCGACTAATACGTGGAGTAGTCAACCACAATCACAACCAACACAACAAACCTTAGACCTTTGGAAGCATGTTGCCAAAAAATCTAATTGGAGAATTGTGCAATTACCAAACGGTTTTTATCAAACCGAATACAAAGATCCAGACTGCGAGTGTAATCCAGAAAAGGATATCTGCTGCGAAAAATGGATAGACGTAACGAGACGCGAAACAATTGAAGGAGCTGAGCAAGCTATAGATGCTTCAATTAACCACTATGAGAAAAAACTTTCTTATATTCGCGGACCACAAGTCGTTAAGACCTTTAAGTAAAATAAATAAAATTTAATCTAATCAAATTATGGACGGAATCGTCAAAAACCTTAGTTTTGGAAAACAAGCTAAAAACAAGGTATTTAAAGGAATAGAACAACTCACAAAAGCTGTTAGCTCCACGTTAGGGGCTAGCGGCAAATGTGTTATCATGGAGGACAACTCTGGTAACCCTATAATAACTAAAGATGGTGTAACTGTTGCTAATTCAGTTATATTAAGAGATCCTGTTGAAAACATGGGTGCTACGCTTTTAAAAGAAGCAGCGCGTAAAACGGTTAAAGAAGCTGGAGACGGAACAACTACAGCTACAGTTTTAGCTCACTCTATAATGAAAACAGCTTATTTAGAATTAGGTTCTGATAAAAGCTTTAGAGAAATGAAAGATGGTATATCATCTGGAGTTGAGAAAGTTGTAGATTATTTAAAGTCTATTTCTATAGCTGTTAAAGGTGATATGATAGACGATATAGCTACTATATCAACAAACAACGATAAAGAGTTGGGTAAACTAATAGCTGATGCTTTTAGAGCTGTAGGCGAAACAGGTGTGGTCACAATGGAGCCGTCAGACGGTGGTGTGACTAAGGTTGAAATAGTAGAAGGTGTAGAATATAATAAAGGATTTTCACACGCTGAGTTTATAACAAATAAAGAAAAAAACGTTTCTGAATTAGAAAACGCTTTAGTTCTTTTAATGGATTCAAAAGTAGATTCAATAAGGCAAATACAACCAGTATTAGAATATGTTATAAAGAACAACAGATCATTACTAATTATTGGCGAAATAGAAGCAGGAGTGCTATCAGCTTTAGTGATGAACAAAAAGAAAGGTAATATTAAAATAAATGTTATTGAGCCTCCAGCTTTTGGATTAAGAAGAAAAGAAATATTTGGAGATTTATCTTTACTTACAGGGGCTACTGTCATAAATGAAGATTTAGGAGATGACTTAAGTTCTATACATGTTGATTATTTAGGTGTTTGCGAAAAATCAACATCTACGCAAGATCAAACGATAATACAAGTAAATGATGTTTCTGAAGAAGTTGAAGACATTATAGCAACTATAAAAGAAGATTTAAAAAAGAAAAACAAACCTCATATTCAAGTTGGGTTAGAATTAAGATTAGCTAGACTAAGCGCGAAAGTAGCTGTAGTTAAAATAGGCGCTAATTCTGACATTGAATTAAAAGAAAAAAGCGATAGAGTTGAAGACGCTATTTGTGCTACAAAAGCTGCCATTAAAGAAGGTATTGTACCAGGAGGAGGTATTGCTTTGTTAAACGCTTCTAATGTTTTAAAACCAAAAAGTATTGGCGAAGAAATATTACTTAAAGCAATAACAGCGCCTTTCTCAACACTACTAGCAAATGCTGGTGTGGTTTTAACATCTGAACAAAAAAAGCAATTAGAATCTTCTAAAGGCAAAGGGCTAGATGTAGTTACAGGAAAAATGGTTAATATGGTTAAGTTTGGTATTATAGATCCTTTATTGGTTACTAAAAGTGCCTTAATTAATGCAGCTTCCGTAGCATCAACAATACTATCTACCGATTGTGTAATCAATAACATGAGAATAGATGAAGGCAGTAGGTAGAAATTTAATAATAGAAAAAATAAAAGAAGGAACTACTGAAACAAAAGGTGGTTTACTTTTAGCAGGTTTACATAGAGACGATATAAGGTACATTAGAGCAAACGTAGTTGAGATAGGAGACGAAGTTGTTGGATTACAAAAAGATGACGTTATATACTACGATAGACATGCTGGACACAAGATAGAAATTAACGATAGATCATACCACGTAATTAAGACACAAGATGTGGTTGTTGTTTTATGAAAAAGCTAGACGCAAGTAGTTTAAAAGATTTAAACTTGCTAAAACATTACCGTATAATACGCAAATGGGCTTGTAAAAACAACAGCTTACGTGAGTCTGATTTAGAGTTATTAATATATCTTGACTGCGTAGATCTTTTTACGAAAAAAGATTTTGAAGCAGGTGTATATTCTTATAGTTGGGATAATAGACGTTGGTCTAGATTGATAAAAGAAAACTGGATAACTGTTTGGAGAAAAAGAAACAGAACAACACAGACTTATAATATATATAAAGTTTCTTTTAAAGGTAAGCAATTAATAAATAGAATTTACAAGATAATGCTAGGAGATGAAAAAATACCTACTAGCTCTAGAAGAAACAAAATAATTAACGGTAAATCTTACATGGATAAGGTTTTGACTAAATCCATAAAAAACGTAAACAAAGATACATTATGATTCCATTCATGAACTTCGGAAGATCTGCTGGTGGGCTACTAGGCGGTTTAGCATCTAAACTTGCAGCTAGACAATCACAATCAGCAACTGGTCAAAATACTAGTAATAATAACATTCAAGACTTAACGTCAAGAGTTAGTGCTTTAGAATCAGCGCAACAACCAGCAGTGGGTTCAACTCCCCCTGCAGATCCAGCTTCAGCTATGGCTGCTGATATTTCTGATCAAGGTTCTTTAGCTGCTTCTAATCCAAGTATGATGGGTGTATCGCAAATGCAAAATAGCCCTATAAGTGAAAAAGCTTTTGGTTTACCAAACGAACAGATAACAGGAACATTTCAACCTCAGCAACAAATGCTAGAGCAGTCTATGAACGTCCCTATGATTAACATGTAAATAAAAAAAATTATGCATAAAACAGATCCAAATTACAATGAAACTATGGCATCTAAAAACGCTCACGGCGTAGTAGGTGAAAGCGCTATATGGGACGGACCATTAGATCAAGAAGGTAGAGTACACGGAATGGGCTCTAGCTCAGGAATAACAGGTATGCAAATATCAAAAGCAGCTGTGCCTTATAAAGGTTTAAATGCTGTTTTGTGTGCTCAAGGAAAACAATATTAAAAAAAAATAAATGGGACTATTTAGAACACAAGACGCTGTAATAAGCAAAGCAATGCCATTGACAGGTGCAATGATTGCAAGTATAGATGTTAGACCAGCTTGGGAGTTTCAAAATCAATCAGGCGTATTAGGTACTAACTTAAACTCATCTGTTATATACTGTGGAGACATGGGTACAGCTGGTGATGCAAAAATAACTGTAATTTTACCAGGAGTGGTATCAGCAACAGGAGGTGCACCAGTACCGTCTCAAGCTATAACATTTGAAGGTTTACAATCAGGAACTATACTTCCCGTGGCTGTAGATTATGTAACAGCAGTTGCAGGAACAGGTATAACAGTAAGTGACTTTATAGTAGGTAGATAAGATATGGATACAAAAAAAGGATACACAGGACAATACTCTGGTAACTATCACAGACATACTAGAGTGACTCAACACAACTACAAGGCTACAAGAGCTGATGATATACACCACATGAAATATCTAAAAGAAGATATTGATTATGATAATGAACATGGTCACAGTGATATAGATATGACTGCTGATGAAAAACACATTTCAAAATTAGCTGGAGATCTTAAGTATGATGAAAAACATCATTAAAACAAACAGAGTAAACTGATAAATCACATAAAACAAAAACAAAAACAAAAACAAAAACAAAAACAAAAATTATGGCAAAATTTGTAAAATTTAAAATCGTAAACAACAACGCTACTTTAGCAGCTGGGGGAGATTACTCTAGAGATGTATTAGTAAACGTTGATGACATTGAAAACGTAGGAGATGTTGTAGCAGCAGGAAACTACAGTGTAGTAGTAACATTAAAAGGAATTGTTGGACTAGGAGTTGGTCATGCTGACGGAGCTGCTGTACCAGCAGATACTATTGGTGGTAGAATACTTACTCTTCAAGTTTCAAAAAGCCCTATTGGAGCTGCTACTCCAGCTAACGCTGATGAGCCAGTTGCAATCACTGTACCTGCTAACATGCCTTCTCAATCTATTATAAAAGCTTTAACAGCTAACCCTGGTGGTGTAGCTGCTTCTTGCCAGTTAGGTAAAGACGGAGCTGGATTACCATCTAGCAATCAAATGTACTGGTCAAGCGCTGTATTTAGTTCTGATTCAACTCTATAGTAGATGAAATCTAGAGGACTTGGCGACAGCATTGCTAAATTCACACAGAAAACAGGTGTTAAGACTATCGTAGACAGAGTGTCTGATGGTCTTAACATTAACTGTGGTTGTAATAATAGACAAGAATGGTTTAACGAAAAGTTTCCTTACAGAAGATAATATGGCATTTAAAATTAATTCTCCGTTTGATTTAAGCAAGATGAATACATCTGTGTTCGAAAGAGATATGGGAGAAGATCCTGTATTTGCTAGAACACCTAAAAACGGGGTTATCATTATAAATGAAGACTTAAAAGATCCAGTAGAATTAGAGAAAACATTAGCTCATGAACAAGTTCACGTTGATCAATACAAAGATGAATTAAAAAATCCAGGCACTGGATTAGATTATGAGGTTGATTCTAAAGGAGCTGGTAAAGTAATGTTTAAAGGAAAAGAGTACGACTATTCAGTAATGCAAGCCGGTAAAGGTCCTTGGGAAAAAGACGCATACGCCGCGGAAAGAAAATTAAAGCAAACAAATTAAAAAAACAACAATGGCAAAAATGAAAACAAATCAAGATGGCGGAAGTTATTCTGCTAAAAAACCAAGTGCTCCAGCAAAGGAGTTAGCGGCAAACCAAAAAGGAGCTGCTAAGAAAAAACCAGACGCAAACGGAAATGGTGTGCCTGATTATGCTGAAGATGGTAAAGGAGCTTCAAGAATGGGTTACAACCAATCTTTTAATGGTTCAGCAAGAAAAAATTGCTACCAAAAAGGAGCTGCTAAAGTTCAAGATATCATGACTAATGGAGGCGCTGCTAAATACATGAAGCATGGACCAGCTGATAAAGGACATGGAGATGACGACAGAGTGCATACTCATAAGACTAGTGGATCTTACGGTTTAAACCCAAACACAGGAGGAATGGGTAGAGGATCTTTAGTAGGTAAAAAAGCAAGTAATAATTTAACTATTACTCACGATCCTCAACACAAGGACTTATCAATGGGCGGTAAACTTGCTAATTCAATGCTTTTTGATAGCACTGGATCTGATGATACTTATCCTGGTGATTACTTAAATCGCGTTAGAAGAACTGGAGGTTCAGCCGGATCTGTTAATAGATATGGAGAAACTAAGATTGGAGCTAACTTTTTTCCACCAGAAAATAAAATTAAAACACCAACTGTTAAGACTGGATACGTAAGTGATTCAAGAACAAATAAACCAGTAGGTGATGGAGATACTGTTTTTAATGATGCAAATCAAGATGGTACTATGTTAGGTAGAGGTTTATCTTACTTAAAAAGTAAATTTTAATTGAAAAAAATAATTCAATGGCTTACGGGTGGCGTCATCAAAGAAGTTGGTGACGTCATTGATAAGCTTACAACCACAGAAGAGGAAAAGCTGCTAATTAAAAAGCAAATCCAAGAAATTATGGATAAGGCTAATGCTGAAGCAGAGAGTCAAATAACAAGGCGTTGGGAAAGCGATATGAAATCAGATTCATGGCTTTCTAAAAACACACGACCTATGGCTTTAATATTTTTATCTATTATGGCTATAGCTTTTATATGGGTTGATAGTCATCATGAAATATCTTTTACTGTAGAGCAAGAGTGGATTGGATTATTAAAACAGTTACTTACAACTGTTTATATAGCTTACTTTGGATCACGAGGTGTGGAAAAATTCAAATCTATAAGTAATAATAAATAGTAAGAGTATTAATTAAATAAAATAAAATGAAATATTTAAAACTAGTAATGTACACGTTATTAGTGCCTGGATATTATTTTTTAGCTTACATGCTAAATCAAAATCCAGTTACACAAAAATATTCGTGGGACATGACATTAACACTTCTTCCATGCTTTTTTTTAGCCGTATGGATTTTGGGTGGAATTAGATTATTAAGAAAAACAATTAAATTAAATTAAATTATGAGTAAAGTAAAAGAAATGGAAGTAAACAAGATTACAGAAGAGCAATTAAAAACTGTAACTGAGCAACAGACTAAGATGAATGATCTGTTAAGACATATAGGTTTGTTAGACGTGCAAAAATTAAACACACACGCTGCTATTAAAGAAATAACTGCTGAAATAGATAAAACAAAAAAAGAATTAGAAGATCAGTATGGTCAAGTCAATATAGACTTAAAAGATGGTTCTTATACAGACATTGAGCAGAAAGATGACAAATAATATTAGAAAGATTAGTATTGGGTCTGACTACAAAAATGATGCTATGCATTACTCTGTAGGTCAACAAGTTTATGGTGGTCATGAAATATCACATATACTTTTTGAAGACTCAGATAATTCTTATAATATACATATAAAGAAAAACAACGAGGTATTGCCATGGAAAAAGTTTAACTCTAACATGGCTATATCCGTTGAGTACGATTTAGAATACTAATGAAAAGCTTATACGACTTTATAGTTAGACCGGTTGGAAACGAATACGATAACGAAATAGAAATAGGTAATAAAAAAATAATACTTAATACTAAAATAGAAAGTTTTAAATTCGTTAACAACATAGCCGAGGTTGTAGAAATTCCTAAAGCATTTAAAACACCTATAAATAAAGGTGACTTCATAGTTATACATCACAATGTTTTTCGCACGTTCTACGACATGAAAGGTGTTAAGAAAAAAAGTAGATCGTCATTTGTTGATGGTTTATATTTTTGTGCACTAGATCAAGTGTATCTTTATAAGAAAAAAGACAAATGGAAATCTATAAACAATAGATGTTTTATAAAACCACTAGTTAATAAAGATGGTTTAGAAGTGAGTAAAGAGCAAAAACTTATTGGTATACTTAAAATAGGTAATAGCTCCTTAGAAGCTCTAGGAATAAGCGAGGGTGACACTGTAGGCTACACGCCTTATGGTGAATATGACTTCATTGTAGATAAAGAGCGGTTGTATTGTATGAAATCAAATGATATTGTAATTAAGTATGGAGATCAACAAAACCAAAAGGAATATAATCCAAGCTGGGCAAGTAGCAGTTGAGGAGTTAATAAAAGTAGCTAAAGAGGCTATTGTTGATTCTGATGATGACATATCAGCAGATAGACTAAAAAACGCAGCGGCTACAAAAAAGTTAGCTATATTTGATGCCTTTGAAATATTAAATAGAATACAGGAAGAAGAGGACTTGTTAAATGAAAAACCTAAAAAAGTTAAAGAAGAAACAGCTTTTAAAGGTTTTGCTGAAGGTAGATCTAGATAATGTACGAGCAAACTCTATATAAAGTATTAAAAAACTATGTTGATTCTAAAACTTTAAATCACAAGAACAAACATAAGAAATGGGAATATGGCTACAATGAGGAATATGACATAGTAGTAATAAGTAAGACAGGTCAAATAGGAGAGGTGTATGAAATACAGAATCTTAAAATAGCTCTGCCAAAAGAAAATGAAGTCGTAAAGTTTGAAAACAATAAGTGGAATTATTCTGAATACCCTAAGCAATTAAAAAAAATTAAATCTGTATTCGACTGGGAAGAATATCCATTAGATTTTAAAGAAAAATGGTATGACTATATTGACAAAGAATTTACTAGACGTGAAGAAGGTTTTTGGTTTGTTAACAAAGACATTCCTACTTATATCACTGGTACTCATTACATGTACTTGCAGTGGTCCAAGATTGATGTTGGGAAACCAGACTTTAGGGAATCAAATAGATTATTCTACATCTTTTGGGAGGCTTGCAAAGCAGACCCAAGATCATATGGAATGTGCTATCTTAAAAACCGTAGATCAGGATTCTCATTTATGTCCTCAGCTGAATCGGTCAACCTTGCTACAATATCCACGGATTCACGGTTCGGCATATTGTCCAAATCTGGTCCCGATGCTAAAAAGATGTTCACAGATAAAGTTGTACCAATTTCCGTTAACTACCCTTTCTTTTTTAAACCGATCCAAGATGGTATGGACAGGCCAAAAACCGAGCTTGCTTACAGAGTTCCCGCTTCTAAATTCACCCGTAGAAAGCTTGACGCCAATACAAAAGTACAAGAAATTACCGGTCTTGACACCACTATCGACTGGAAGAACACAGGGGATAACTCCTATGATGGAGAGAAACTCAAGCTCCTCGTTCATGATGAATCAGGTAAATGGGAAAGACCAAACAACATCCTCAATAACTGGAGGGTTACGAAAACAACATTAAGATTAGGTAGTAAGGTCATAGGTAAGTGCATGATGGGAAGTACATCAAACGCTTTAGATAAAGGAGGAGATAATTTTAAAAACCTATATAACGCTTCAGATGTTACAAAAAGAAACGCCAATGGGCAAACTAGCTCGGGACTATATTCTTTGTTCATACCTATGGAATGGAATTACGAAGGATACATTGATTCTTATGGCATACCTGTCTTCGACACGCCTAAAAAAGCTGTAAAAGATCCGCATGGATCTGATATAAAAATAGGTGTAATTGAATACTGGCAAAATGAAGTAAATGGTTTAAAAGAAGATCAAGATGGTTTAAACGAATTTTACCGTCAGTTTCCAAGAACAGAAGAACACGCATTTAGAGATGAGGCTAAATCATCTTTATTTAATCTTACTAAAATATACCAACAAGTAGATTGGAATGCTGATTTAAAAAACAGCGGAATAATAACACAAGGCAATTTCCAATGGGTTAATGGTGTTAAAGATACTAAAGTTGTCTTTATGCCTAGCAAGCAGGGTAGATTTTTTGTATCCTGGATACCATCTGTTGAAATGCAAAATAGTGTTATAAAGAAAAATGGACTTAAATGGCCTGGTAATGATTACATGGGGGCTTTTGGCTGTGATAGTTACGATATATCTGGAACTGTAGATAGAAGAGGATCTAATGGGGCTTTACATGGTTTAACTAAGTTTAACATGGATAACGTTCCATCAAATCATTTTTTCCTAGAATATATATCTAGACCTCAAACAGCTGAAATATTTTTTGAAGATGTATTAATGGCTTGTGTTTTTTACGGTATGCCAATACTTGCTGAAAACAATAAACCTAGACTATTGTACTATTTTAAACGTAGAGGCTATAGAGGTTATTCTATAAACAGACCAGATAAAAAATACAGTAAACTATCAACTACAGAAAGAGAGATAGGTGGAATACCAAACTCTAGTGAAGACATAAAGCAAGCTCATGCTGCAGCTATAGAGTCTTACATAGAACATCATGTTGGTTTAAAAGATGATGGTAACTATGGCGATGTTTATTTTCAAAGAACTCTTGAGGATTGGGCTAAATTTAATATAAACAATAGAACATCACATGATGCATCTATAAGTTCAGGCTTAGCTATTATGGCCTGTAATAAAAATAAGTATAAACCAAACCCAACATTCAAAAGACCTTCTTACAATTTAGGTTTTAAAAGATATAATAATAAAGGTACATTGTCAAAAATAATTGAATAAATGAAAATATATACTAATTCAAATAGCGCTTTTCCTAGTCAGGTAGTACCAGACGCTGAAAAAGCTTCAAGAGAGTACGGCTCTCAAGTAGCTTCTGCTATTGAAACTGAGTGGTTTAATCAAGGTAGAACAAACGGTAACAGATACCTTACGAGTTGGAATAATTTTCATAATCTAAGACTGTACGCTAGAGGAGAACAATCTGTTCAAAAATACAAAGACGAATTATCTATAAATGGTGATTTGTCTTATTTAAATTTAGACTGGAAGCCAGTTCCTGTTATATCAAAATTTGTAAATATAGTAGTAAATGGTATATCAAATAAGGAGTTTGAAATTAAAGCTTTTTCCCAAGATCCAGAGTCTGTAAAAAAACGAACAAAGTATGCACAAGCTATAGCGGAAGATATGTACGCTAAAGAGCTAATGCAGCAAGCAAAACAAGCTTTAGGTATTGACGCTAAGCAGTCAAAAATACCAGACGAACAACTACCTCAAAGTAATGAGGAATTAGAACTTCACATGCAGCTTTCCTACAAGCAATCAGTAGAAATAGCAGAAGAAGAAGCTATAACAACTACATTGGCTAGCAATAGGTGGCCTTTGATAAAAAGAAGAATAAACGAAGATTTAGTTGTCTGTGGTATTGCTTGTGCTAAGACAAGTTTCAACAAAACAAATGGTATAGTTGTTGACTACGTTGATCCAGCTAACTTAATATATTCATATACAGAAGACCCTAACTTTGAAGATGTTTACTATGTCGGTGAAGTTAAATCTATTACAATACCTGAACTAAAAAAACAATTTCCTAATATACCAGAAAGAGAACTTCAAAGAATACAGGAAATGCCAGGTAATAGGCAGTATATAACAGGGTGGGGTAATTACGATAGTAACACTGTTCAAGTTATGTATTTTGAATATAAAACATACATGAACCAAGTGTTTAAGTTAAAAAACACTGAAAATGGTTTAGAAAAAGTTATTCAAAAAACAGACGAATTTAACCCACCTCCTGCTGATACATATAATAGAGTTTCTAGAACTATAGAGGTTTTATATTCAGGCGTAAAAGTTCTTGGTACAGATATAATGCTAAAATGGGAGCTTGCTGAAAACATGACTAGACCTAATTCTGATAGCACTAAAGTTGAAATGAACTATGCTATATGTGCTCCTAGAATGTACAAGGGTAGAATAGAGTCTATAGTAAGTAAGATAACAGGTTTTGCTGACATGATTCAAATAACACATTTGAAAATGCAGCAAGTTTTATCTAGAATGGTACCAGATGGTGTATTCTTAGATATGGATGGGCTTGCTGAAGTTGACCTAGGTAATGGTACAAACTACAACCCGGCTGAAGCATTGAATATGTATTTCCAAACTGGTAGTATTGTTGGTAGATCCTTAACTCAAGATGGAGAGCTTAATAGAGGTAAAGTACCTATTCAAGAACTACAGTCATCAGCTGGAAGTGCTAAGCTACAAAGCTTAATAATGACTTACAATTATTATCTACAAATGATAAGAGATGTAACAGGTCTTAACGAAGCTAGAGATGGTAGCATGCAAGATAAAGACGCTTTAGTAGGTATAGCAAAGATGGCTGCTAATCAATCTAATATAGCAACTAAGCACGTTAATCAAGCTAGCTTGTTTCTTGCTCTTAGAATATGTGAAAACATATCTTTAAAAATGGTTGATGTACTTTCTTTTCCTTTAACTAAAAATGCTTTAATAGAGAGTATATCACTATTTAATGCTAGTACGTTAGCTGAAATAGCCACACTTAATCTACATGATTTTGGTATATTCTTAGAACTAGAACCTGACGACGAAGCTCAAGCTCAGTTAGAGCAAAACATACAAATAGCTTTACAAAGTGGAGGTATTGATTTAGAAGACGCTATAGATATAAGGCAAATAAAAAACCTTAAATTAGCTAATCAGCTGTTGAAGCAGAAAAGAAAAAAGAAACTAGCAAGAGAACAGGCACAACAACAACAAATGATTCAAGCGCAAGCACAGGCAAATGCTAAAACTACAGAGGCTGCCGCTATGGCTGAGGTTCAAAAAAACCAAGCTATGACAGAATCAAAGGTGCAAGTAGAGCAAGCTAAATCACAGTTTGAGATTCAAAGGATGCAAACAGAGATGACGGTTAAGCAACAGCTAATGGCTCAAGAGTTTGAATATCAAAAACAGTTAGCTCAAATAAAAATGGGCGTAGAGTCTGAAAAAGAAAACAAAATAGAGGATAGAAAAGATAAAAGAGTTAAATTACAAGGAACTCAACAAAGTCAATTAATAAATCAACGACAAAATGATTCAGCTCCAGTAGATTTTGAAAGTGGAGATTCATCACAACTAGGCACGTTTGGTTTACAAAATATAATGCCGCCTAGTTAACTATTTAATAATTATATAATATTTTATCATGTCAGAAGAAACAAAACCACAAGAACCCGTTAAACAAGAAGGCGAGTTCAAAGTTAAAAAAAGAAAACCTAAAAATCTAAGTTTACAATCTAAGGAAGAAATAACTAAGGTTGATTTAACAAAACCAGAAGCAACAGGTGAGATAGCTCCAGAGGTTATAAAAATAGAAGTACCTACTGAGGCTCTAAACAAAGAAGAAGATGCCATTCAAATCGGAGAAACAAAGAAGATGGATGTGGGCGAACAAACCGGAGATAGCTCTGGAATGGACGAACAAGTATCAAAGCCCGAAAAGGTTGTTGAAGAAATTACCCCCATCCAAGAAATAACAAAAGAAGAGGTAAAGGAAATAGCTCAAGAAGTTAAAGAAGCACAAAGAGATGAAAAAATCTTAGGTAAACCTTTACCAGAAAATATCGAAAAGCTAGTATCTTTTATGGAAGAAACCGGCGGAACTGTACAAGATTATGTAGCTTTAAATAAAGACTACAACTCTTACAGTTCTAAAGATGTTTTAAGAGAATATTATACAAAGGCAAAACCACATTTAGATCAAGAAGAAATTAGCTTTTTAATGGAAGATAATTTTGATTTTGATGAAGATGTAGATGAGCCAAGAGAAATACGTAAGAAAAAACTTGCGTTTAAGGAAGAGGTTGCAAATGCAAAACAATTTCTTGAAAGTTCTAAGAGCAAATATTACGACGAGATCAAGTTGAGACCGGGCGTTACTCAAGAGCAACAAGAAGCTATTAGCTTTTACGACCAATATAAGCAGCAACAAGAAGTTGCTACACAAATGCACGGTGATTTTAGAGACAGAACTAAAAAACTATTCAACAATGAATTCAAAGGTTTTGAATTTAATCTTGGGGAAAAAAGATTTAGATATGGAATTAAAGATCCGGTTAAAGTAGGTGAACTACAAGCTGACGTACAAAATTTCGTGGGTAAATATACAAACGAAGAAGGATTAATGACAGATGCTGCAGGTTACCATAAAGCGATGTATGCTGCTATGAACGCAGATAAACTTGCTAATCATTTTTACGAACAAGGAAAAGCTGATGGTGTAAAAAGCATAATCAGTGGATCTAAAAATCCATCTAAAGACGAACCTAGGCGAGTTGCCGACGGAAATGTATTTATAAATGGATTAAAAGTTAAAGCAATTAGTGGGTTAGACTCGTCAAAACTAAAAATTAAAACTAAAAAGTTTAACTAATTAAAAATTAAAATTATGGCAATTGCTCCGCAATTTGGTTCAATCGTACCAAGTCAACAACAACAAACGTTGGCAAACAACTACCTAAATTTTACAGGTGGACAAAACGATTTCTCACAACAATACCTACCAGAGCTTTACGAAGCAGAGGTAGAAAGATATGGTAACAGAACGTTATCAGGATTTTTAAGAATGGTTGGCGCTGAAATGCCAATGACATCTGATCAAGTAATTTGGTCTGAACAAAATAGATTACACATTGCTTACAACGACTGTACTTCAGCTTCTGGAGCGGGAACAATTACAATTCCTGTTACAGCTGCGGGTGCTGCTGTGCCAATTGTAAACGTAATTTCTCCAGGTGCAACAATAGTTGTAATGGATCAATTCGGTGGTGAAGCAAAATGTTTCGTTAGAACTTCTGACACTCGCTTAGCAGGTGGAGGAGGTAATCCAGGACAGTTAGTTGTAGAGCCTTATGGTTTCGCTAATTTAGCTGCTGCTGGTATCGCTGACGGTGCTGGAAAAAAGATATTTGTTTACGGTTCTGATTTTCAAAAAGGAACTTCAACTGCAAACGCAGCTGTAGGAGCAAATACTTACGCTGCTAACGCTAACCCTATGGTTACTGTAGATCCTAGCTTTACTCAATTTTCAAACTCTCCAATAATCATTAGAAGTACTTATACTATTAATGGTTCTGACACTGCTCAGATTGGATGGGTAGAAGTTGCTACTGAAGATGGAACTGGAGGATACTTATGGTATTTAAAAGCTGAATCTGAAACTCGTTTACGTTTTGAAGATTACTTAGAAATGGCAATGGTTGAAGGAGAATTAAGTGCTGGTGGACCTGCTGCATTAACAAATCAAAGTGGTGGTTCTCAAGGTTTATTCTCTGCTATCAGTCAGAGAGGTAATGTACAAACTGGATTTACAGCTGCTGCTGGATTAGATGCTTTTGATGCAATACTTAAAAACTTAGATACTCAAGGAGCTATTGAAGAAAACATGTTATTCTTAAACAGAGCTACTGCTCTTGATTTTGATGATATGCTTGCTTCTATCTCAGGTGGATTCGCTGGAGGTACTGCTTTTGGATTATTTGAAAATTCTGAAGAAATGGCATTAAATTTAGGTTTCTCTGGTTTCAGAAGAGGTTCTTATGACTTCTATAAAACTGACTGGAAATACTTAAACGATGCTTCTACTCGTGGAGCTATTGCTGGACCTGCATCTATTGAAGGTGTATTAGTACCAGCTGGAACTTCTACGGTATATGATCAAATCTTAGGAACAAACATTAGAAGACCATTCTTACACGTGCGTTATAGAGCTTCTCAAGCTGATGACAGACGTATGAAGTCTTGGTTAACTGGTTCTGTAGGAGGTGCTTTTACTTCATCTTTGGATGCAATGGAAGTAAACTTCTTATCAGAAAGATGTTTAGTTACACAAGCTGCGAACAACTTCGTATTGTTCAAAGGAATCTAAGATTCAACAAATGTAATTCTTACCCTCGTTGTAATTACGGGGGTAACAATTACCCTTATAAAATTATTTAATTATATTATATTATGTCAACAAAAAAACAAACTAAACCTACTGAGTGGGAAATAAAAGATAGAAATTACTATCTAACAGGTAACGAGTCACCATTGACTTATACAATACCTAGTAAGCATACAAAAAAACATCCATTATTGTGGTTTGATGAATCAAGAGGATCTCAAAGAGAACTTAAGTACGCAACAAACCAAGCATCTGTCTTTGTAGATGAACACAAAGGAGAATCAACGATGGGTCATATAACTTTTAGAGACGGCGTTTTAGCTGTTCCAAAAGAAAAACAAAACTTACAAAAACTATTATCTTTATATCACCCTTTGTCAGGGCATAGATTTAAAGAACTAAAACCACAAGAAAATGCTGTTAACGAATTACAGTGGATGGAGTGGGAAATACAAGCACTTTTAGCAGCTAGAGATATGGATATAGACCAAGCTGAAGCTGTATTGAGAGTGGAAATAGGAACTAGCATAAACAAACTAAGTTCTAAAGAAATAAAGAGAGATTTATTAATGTTTGCTAAATCAAATCCACAATTATTTATGGAGTTAGCAAATGATGAAAATGTACAATTAAGAAATTTTGGTATAAAAGCCACTGAAGCTAGAATAATAAAGTTATCACAAGATCAACGTGTATTTACTTGGGCTAGCAATGGAAGAAAATTAATGACTGTACCATTTGATGAAAATCCATACGCAGCGTTTGCTGCTTTCTTGAAGACTGACGAAGGAGTAGAAATATACAAGTCTATCGAGAAAAAGTTTAAATAACATGTAATACTAATATAGGGCTCGTTCACTCGGGCCCATATTATAATAAACAAATTAAAATGGCAATAAACGTAGATCAAGTTTATAAAACAGTCTTGTTAATAATAAATAAGGAACAAAGAGGTTATCTCACGCCTAACGAGTTTAACAAGTTAGCTACTCAAGTACAGCTTGATATAGTTGACACTTACTTTGAAACTATAAACCAACAACTACGAGTGCCGCAAAACGAAAGTGAATACGGCAACAGGTATAAAAGCGTACAGGAAAAACTTGACGTTTTTAAAACTATAGGCTCTTGTACTTATACGGCGCCAACTACCACGCAACCAGGTTTTTTTACAACCCCAACATCTTCAGGGACAGCTACTGGAACTCAAAACTTAACAGGAACACTAAACACTATATCATATCCTTTAACAACTATAACTCAAGCTCAGGTTGAACAAAGCCAAGTTGTTGTAACTGTTAATGGTGTTGTATACACCAACTACAATATAACAGGTGGCAATTTTAATTTAACAGCGGGAGCACTAGGGGTAGGCGTAAGTATAGTTATAACATTGTATCCTTTAGATTTTTATAAGTTAGGTACTGTTATTTATAATGACGACAAAGAGGTTGAGGCTGTTCAAAGAAATGAACTAGCTCAATTAAACTTATCTACAATAACTAAACCTTCAACTTATTTTCCAGTTTACATATACGAAGATAATAAAATAACTATATATCCTCAATCAATAAATTCTAACGTACAAGCTACTTACGTTAAAAAACCAGCGGATGTTGTTTGGAACTTTACATCGTCAGCTCCTGACTATACATACACGTGGAATCCTTCAACCTCAGTTGACTTTCAGTTAGATATAACAGAACAAACAAATGTTGTTTTGCAAATTTTGCTTTATGCTGGAGTTGTAATAAAAGATCCAAGTATAGTTCAAGCCGCTGCTAGTGAAATTGCTCAAGAGGCACAAAACGAAAGAAACTAATATACAATGGCTATACAACCTACTAATAACGGATTAATAACTGAAAATTCTCAACAGTATTATCAAGGAACGCAAGACTTTAGAGGAGCTGGATCTGTAGCACCTAATCAAAAATTTACAACAGATTTTAATACAGACTTAATATTAGGAAGTCCTACTAGCTGGAATCCTAGTGACCCTGACTATGGCTTAAACAACTTTAAAGTTTACACAAGTCAAAGCGGTTTAGCTGGGACCTGGAGTCAATGGGTTACAGAAATAGTAGTTACTAATGGCAAAACTATATCTTTAACTGCGTCTCCACAAGCAAACGCTTTTATAGTTGTTCAATTAAAAACATTAAGTGGTGGTAAGTACGCCAACACAGAGGCTGAAAAAGCATACGGGCAAGCAGTAGAAGATAACTACGGAGGATATCAATATATTAAACTAAACGACATTGTTAGTAATTTCTTAGTAGGATATATAGGGCAAGGTAAATTAATACCAAACGCTAAAAGAACGGATGTAATATTCCACACTAAAAGAGCAATGCAAGAGTTTAGCTATGACACTTTAAAAAGTATAAAAAAAGCTGAACTAACTGTACCTAACGAGCTTACTTTAGTGCTGCCTCAAGACTATGTTAACTATGTAAGTATGTCTTGGATTGATGAATTAGGTGTTAAAAGACCTATGTATCCAGCCAACAACTTAACAACTAGCCCTTACTACACTCAAGCTCAAGACTCAGCAGGTATACCAACTCAAGATCAATGGGGTAACGACATAGAAGGAACGTCTATAACTCAGGAAAGATGGCATAACGCTAACACTGATTTTATTGACGGTAATTTTACCAATGATTTTACAAATGATATGTGGGCTTACAACTGGGGTGACTTAGGCAATACTATTGGATCTGGTTACGGAAGAATGTATGGAATGGATCCTCAGTACTCTCAAATGAACGGATGGTTTAATATGAACGAAAGAGAAGGTAAAGTTTCTTTTTCAAGTAATTTAGTTGGTAAACTAATAGTACTAGAGTACATCTCAGATGGACTAGCTTTTGACCTAGATAGTAGAATACCTAAAATGGCTGAAGACGCAATGTATGCTTATATATTACATGCTCTTATATCTACTAGAATAAATCAACCAGAGTACATAGTTCAAAGACTAAGAAGAGAAAAAAGTTCTAAATTAAGAAATGCTAAAATAAGATTATCTAATATAAAACTTGACGAAATAGTTCAAGTGATGAGAGGTAAATCTAAATGGATTAAACATTAAGTCAAATGAGTTTTTCATCAAAATTTACGGGTAAAAACCCTATTAACAAACAAGATCCACCAAACCAGTCTAACGCTTTTTCAAACATAGAGCATAAAGCTGAAGAGGCTTTAAACTTTCCACAAGAAAAAGCAAGACAAAGAACTGATGAGTATTTAGGTATTACTCCAGACAAAGATGGTTTAATGAAAGAGCAAAACTCTTTTGAGCACGGCGATACGGCTAGACATTATTTTGCTGGTGATCAAACTTCTAGGTCAATACAAGACAAGTTAGGTTCTTTTGGAAAAACACTACCAGGTAAAACTATTGGTGTTATTGGTTCTAATGTAGGCGGATTAATTCACGAAGCTCAAAATATAAAAGAAGGCAGACCTATTTTAGAATCAGTAGAAGATGCAACTAATAATTTTGTAGGTTCACTTGGATCTTTGTTTTCTAAAAACACTAGCACTAAAATATTAGATAGATTAAAAAAATATTTACCAGACGGAAAAGTAAAAAATTAATACATGGCAGAGGCTAAAAATAGTTTCATCAAGTCTAAAATGAATAAAGATTTAGACGAGAGACTTATACCAAATAACGAATACAGAGACGCTTTAAATATAGCTGTCTCTAGATCAGAAGCAAGTGACGTTGGAGCTTTGGAGTCTATATTAGGTAACAATAAAGTTACATCTAACGAATATGATGAAGCTGGTGAGGTGATAGGGTATTTCGTTGACGACGCTAATTCTCTTGTGTATTATTTTAAAACAAACTGGAGTGGCGTTGCGCTAGCGCCAAGCACAGCCTTATGCCAGATACTAGTGTATAATTCTATACTTGATACTACAAACGTAAAAGTTGAAGGATATTGGTTGAACTTTTCAACACAAAGTCCAGTGTTAGGTGTTAATTTAGTTGAAAACTTACTATTTTGGACAGATAACAGAAATCAACCTAGGAAAATAAATGTAGAACAACCTTCTACCTATTACTTTAATGAAGACCAAATTTCTGTAGCAAAGTTTGCACCTATATTTCCACCTCAGTATTTAAATTTAAGAGCTCCTCTTATAAACAATTATTCGCCAGAGCTAGATACTTACCCTTCTACAATGACAAACGCCGCTGATCCAGACACTGTACCAGTAGGTGTATACGAGGTTAGTGACTCTAACTTAGCTGTAACTAGATATAGAAATGGAGACCCAATAGTTGAAGCACAGACTTTAGCTTCGTGGCAAGCCGCAGACACCGGTCAGTATGGAGCTTTTTGCTATTATGATGAATACATAGGAAACGAAGTTACTTATGGTGTTTTATACAACAAATATGCTGTAATGGATTCTAGAGGCTTAGCACCTATAGGATTTACAATACCAACAACTGCACAATGGAATGGCATTATAGGTGCTGGTGGAGCTACTTCTAATCTTTTCAAAAGCACAACGCTCTGGGACAATCCACCTCAAGCAAACACAAATGCTAACGGAATGAATGTTAAGCCTGGTGGTTGGAGACAAGGTGCGTCTAGCAGTAATGACTTTAGAGAATTAACTACAAGAGCTAGGTTTTGGACGAGTGATGCTATTACCGCAAATAATCTTTATGTTAACTTTAGTAACACTAACGCTTTACCAGTCACAACATTAACAAGTCCATCTTCTTACGGAATGTCTGTAAGAGTTATAAAAGAAGCAGGTTATAACGGTTGGAATGGAGATCCCGAGTTATTAAAAGATAAGTTTGTTAGATTTAGCTATAGATTTAAGTTTGACGACAACGAATACTCAGTAGTAGCTCCTTTTAGTCAAGATGTTTTTATACCTGAACATGAAGGTAAGTTTATTAATGATGATGAAACTCAGGCTTTTATTACTACTGTAGTTGAGTTTATGCAGAACAGTATTAACAATGCTGTACTAAACATTAAACTTCCTTGTATAGATATAATAAACAACTACAAAATAAAAGCCATAGAGATAATATATAAGGAGTCAGACAAGCAGGCTTATCAGATATTAGAAAAAGTAGATGTTGACGCCGCGTTTATAAGTAATTTAAATTATACTAATGTATATCAATACAATTATCAATCTAAGCAACCTATCAAAACAATGCCAGCGTCTGAGACCACTAGGGTTTTCGACAAGGTGCCTGTTAGAGCTTTAGCACAAGAATCTAGTGGTAATAGAATATTATATTCTAATTACGTAGAAAGTTACACAGCACCGTTAGGTTTAGATTATTACACGTCTGTAGCTGATAAATCTACTCAGCAATTTATAGAATATCCACAACATTCATTAAAGCAAAACAGAAATTATCAAGTTGGTATAGTTTTAGCAGATAAGTTTGGTAGACAAACTGATATTGTTTTGTCTAATTATGACGGTTTATTAGACGTCAATGGTGATCCTCAACCAGGCTCTAACGTGTTTTCTGATTACAACACCTTGCAATTTAATGGTAATATATTAAATTGGCCTGGTGATACGCTTTCTGTAAACTATCTTCAACCTATACCAGAAAACTCTTTAACATCGGGTTACCCAGGTGCTTATGCTCAAGGAGAGTATTATGCTGTAAATATTGAAGATGGAACTGGAACCACGGGCACAGGAGCTTTGTATCCTTATTTTGAAAGTCAAAGTTATCAATACTTTACCGCAAACACAACAAATTTAACAACAACATTTTTTGCTTATGCTATCAAAGCTGTTGATTTCCAAAATAATGCTAACATTCTCAATGTATATGTTAATGAAGGTAATGGTTGGATACTAAAAAAAATAAACGATGATTACACAGCAAGTGTTAGTTTAGCTCATGTAAACGTTGTATTTAATAACGCTATAACTCCTGGTTTTAACGTTAAAGTAGAGTTGTTGTTTGGACCTAATAGATACTATCAATATAAGTTAGGATCAGCTGGGGTGCGCTCAAATGGAACTGGGCTTATGTTTGATAATTTTACTACAAATTATGGTAGATGTTTTTCAGTTGGTAGAAAAATGTCAGGCCAGTATATAGACTACACTGATATAGTAACTGTAACACCATCTAGTTCAACACCTGTGTATGATATAACTATACAAACCAAGGAAGAAATAGATATTAAATATCTGTTTTCTAATACACCAGATCTCTCACAACCAGAACCTAGCCTAACGTCGAACATGACTCGTGCTACTTACGATATAAACGTAAATGGTTTTTACACTTATAAGTTTGGAGTAAAACAACAACAGCAAGATTATTATAATGTTTATTTACCTGGTATAATAAATGGTTATCCAATTAAAAGCTCTACTTTAGAAGAAGGAGAAACTGGTTTTATAACTTTAATATCTGATAATATAAACAAAGTACCTAGAAATTTACAAGACGTTGGTCCGTTACAAGATCAATTTACGTCTGATGAAACAATGTTTCCTAGAGTAACAAATATAGTTCCTGTAGTT